AGCGTACCCCATGGTAGCAATTTCGCTGTGTATGGCTTCATTACTCATACCATAACCATACATTTCATCGAACACATATATTTCCTTGGCGTTCGTATCAATCATGCCACAGAACAACGCGCTAGGGTCGTTGGTATAACCAAAGTCCAACCCGAATGCAGATTGAATACCGGGAATGCGCTTGATATCGTCAAGATTGAAAGCGCGTTCTTCCCAATTCTCATAAATAACGCCCTCGACAATACCCCATTCGCCCAATCCGGCCACGCGAAAACGACGGGGGTTGCGGGTGCGCATATCTTCAAACTTTCGCAAATCGGCATCGTCCAACCACTCATTGCAACGGTAGTCGGTCGTAATAGTAAGTGTGTTTTCATCCGGGTTATCGAAAAAACGCGACTTCAACCAGTGATGCTCATTCCACGGGTTGAAAGTCATGGTAATTTGCTTAAACAGCCTATCGGGCACCATTCCGCGAATGCTTTCATCTATCATGTCAAAATCAGCTTCACGCATGATTTCGTAGGCTTCTTCAATCCACATCCAACACAGGTGCCCAACGTCCACGGTAATAGAAGTGACTTTTAATGGGTCATCTAATCCCCGGAAATAGATTTTCTGCCCTGTGGGAATGTACGTCATTTCAAGCGGGGATTCTGTGATTTTCCACTTATCATCTACGCCAAAGCGGCGAATTGCCCATTTGAGTTCCGTGAAGCACGAATCTTTCAGCGTGCGGAACGTCTTACGAATCACCAGTGTATTTGCCTGCGGGTATTTCATCATGTTAAAAATATACCACAGCGCGGTAGTTTTTGACTTCTTGCTCGCCCGGCTGCCCTTGCAAATACGGTAGCGGCCTTGAAACCGCCAAAACTCATTGTAGCCGCCGCCTACGGTGGCTTTGAGTGAAATTTTTGCATTCATAGCACCTCAAATGTTGCACAATAGTTCAAACCCCTTGACGGTCAAGGGGTTCACGGTTGTTTTGTTACTAACGTGTTACTAATCGCCCAAATCATCCACGATTACAACGGGTACATTGCCGCTGTGTTGTACCTTATCGCTAAAGAGTGCGTAACGCTTGCCAAGCAATTCAGCGGCCTTGTTTGCATCCATGAGCCGGGCGGGGATTTCAACGCACTGCGGTTCTTCTTCGTCAAGAATTTGCTTCTTGCCGTGTTCGTCATACCACGATTTGTGTGTCTTGGTGGTAACCACCACGGTTTCTTGATGTTCACGGCGCATTACGGATGTAAGATATTCCATGACCTCGGTAGCATCAGCAATCTTGGCGTTGCTGATTTCGGCAAGGCGTTGGTCGATATATTCGCGCACCCGAACATTTCCTAACAAACGCGCAGCAGCAGTACCAGCTACATCATCGTTTTTGCAATTTGGATATGCCACGCGATACGCCCTTGTACCATTGCAGTCAACCAAGTATTCATCCGCAAACCGTTGTTGCTTGTCAGTCATACCGCTGCCACCTTTCGTAAAAAATTGTGAAGCAGCCGTTAGACTGCTTCACGTAGACCCGCGCGGGATTAAATATAAACAGCGCATTTCATCCGCACCCGGATAGTTGGGTCGATTACTCAAACGCCGTCGCTTAAAAAGCTAGGGAGAGGTCGCAACCCCTCCCATACGAAAAGCCCGCAGGCTTTTACTGTTCCTAGTGTATATCATAGCACACTATCATAGGGACATACAAGGACATTTTTAAAGCGTCACTTGCTGCAAGGCTTGACCATGCCATCGGGTTATGTGTCGCCTGCTTGCGTGCATCGTTTCCGCAATCCACTCCCAAGTTCGCAGGGATATGTACCTATGTGAAAGCAGCTCCCGATATCGTGCATCTTCAACGGCTTCAATAACCGACTGCACTTCTTGCCGTTTCACAAGCGCATTCGCCTTGGCTTTACGCAAACGGTTAAGTTCTTTGTCTATGTAAACATCAACCGCTTTCATGCTGTTATTCAAGCCGCCGCCTTGTACGGTATCATTTATCTTGCCGGACGAACGAATGGATAAAGCACGTTCGCGTAACTCTGCTATTTCGGCTTCAATGCGCCGCACCTCATATTGCATATCACCGTATTGTTTCAAGAACTCTTTTACTGTCATGAGCTAAATTTCCTTTCTAGCGCCTTCGTCTGTTATCTTCATAATTCACCTCACAATGGGTTACACATGGTTACGGATAAGTTACACTTGTTTTGGTTAATCCGTAACCTATTCAAAGCTTTATGTATCAATGTTTTTCGGTTATGGTTACACGTGGTTACGGTTGTATCACTATTTCTTACATGTGTACACGCGCGCGAATATTAAAATATTATTTATTATAAACATCATTAAATATATAATAAATAACATAAACTAAAGAAAATATATAAAAATATAGTAGTTCATCCGTAACCATCCGTAACCAGTCTTAAAAACCTTATGTATCAAGGGCTTGCGCGGTTACACATTATCCGTAACCATCCGTAACCAAGTGTAACTTTTATTATATAGTAGTATAAGGTTATATTATATAAGGGCTTTTCTCACGTAAACGCGGTGCGTCTTGCCCTGAATCTTTTTAATGACTGTTTGAAAATCATAATATCGGTTCACCTGCTTCGAAAACTCAATTTTGTTCAGCTCATGAAATCCACTATCATAGCAGTAGCGAACATAAAGCCTATAAACTTCGTCCACCGTGTGATTCTCAATTTCGTGCAATTCCACGCTCCGAAAAAAGGCGATTATAGGATTGTTGAGTTCTTCATACTCATCCAATTGTCGTTCGACTTGTAAACTTTCTGTAAATTTTTTGTTCGCAAGCACCCGTTTCAAGCCCTCAATTGCAAGCAATATGAAATATTCCATGTGTTGTTGTTCGCATAGCTCATGCCTGATAAAGGGCCTGTAGTCCGGGTCATCACGACTAAAGGTAGCATTAAAGGGTATCGGCATGATGCGCCGTTTAATCGCCGCCGAATCCTTACCCTTACCCATACGGGGGATGCTGTTTGCCGAAAAAATGAGTTTTGCGTAGTTACCATATTGAAACGGGTCTTTGTTCTTCTTTTGACTGGTGACTTCTTCGCCGGTGACGAATTTTTTAAGCCTATGCGTGTCACGCATAAATTCATCGCTAACATCATCGCCTATATTCGCTAGCTTACCAAACAATTCAGCATCCAAAAATGTGCGGTTAAATTCTTTTGGGTCAAGGGTCGAGTAGTTTTTCTCGCCAAGCATTTTCTTCAACACGTGAAGGTATGTCGATTTGCCATTGGCTGTATCGCCAGTTAAGAAGAACATCTTACCCAATTCGTTGCGCGGATAAAAGCAATAGCCTGCTATTTCTTCCATTAGAGCGCGAATTTCCTTGTCATCACAAGCGATTTTGTTAAGGGTCAAATCAAGCAATTCACTGTAAGCATTCGGGTTATAATCCCAATTGATACGGTTCAAAATGATGTGTTCCGGGGAAAATTCCAATAGCTTTCCGGTTTTAATATTGTAAAGTCCGTTGCGAAAGGCAATTAAATTGTGACTAACAACCGCGTTGTTCTCGGGAATAGAGTGTTCTAAGTGGTCAAGCACTTCTTCGCGCTGCGTGCGTGTTAAATTAGGAATGAGTTTTAGCATTTCGTGCCCGATTAACAGCTTGCCGGTTGTATAAATCCCATCGCGGTAAAAACACAATTGTCCGTTAATGCGTTTGATGTGTAGAGTGTTTCTCATATATTCCGAAAACTTGTCGAACAAAAAACGGTCTTTTGAATCAAAGAATACAGGCCGTTTAAAGGCTTCATCACGCAATATTATTTCAAGCTCATCATCGCCCAGCGGGGCAGGCAGGACGTATTTATTCAATAGTCTAATCGCTTGCCGGGTTTCTTCTACATTCAACCCCGCCGATGTGAGCGTTAAAATATAGTTGAATAGGGCTTGATTCCTGCCGTCACCCTCGCCCATCTTCAAAAATTCAACATTAGTTTTAACAGGATATAGCCACTTGGGCAGTAAATCCGCTGTTTCGCAGTCGCGCAAAATTTCACGGTCAACGCCTTTGAATTTCAGCACCTCATAGGAGCTGCTGCCTTGTTTTAGGTCAGCTACAAGGCCAACGGCAAGCGCGGCACCGTTTTTATTGCGCATCGGCGCATCACAGCGAAACAGGAAGTGCTTGCCCCTGCGGGTTTGATATACCCGGCACTGTACATTCAAGTCCTCGACAATGCGCATGAGCATGTCAGCCTGCGCGGCATCGTCCACGTCAATCATTACAACATCATCGGCCAATATGCCTGCGTATTCTGCTAAGTCGCGCACATCTTCAAGGGTCTTGCGCCGCCTGCGCCCCTTGAATTTCTCTATGGCGCGTTTGTTTTCGGTCGGAACATAATCAATGAAAAACTCCATGTAGTTACTCCCATTTCGAACAATAAAAAGTGGTCGGGTCATCAATTTCCAATTCACCGGCACCCGTGTCTTGCTTCATCAGTACTTGTGAAATGGCATCATTAAGGGTTTCAATTATTGTTGGCTTGGCATCTTCAAAATCCGCGTGTAAGGCTTTCAATAGACGCTTTTGTTTTACGCCGGATAGCCCAACAGTGGCTAGCAGATTTTCGAATGTTGGTAAATTCGGTATGTTGAGATTTTCTTCAATTACACCGTGTAACACGCCATCTTCCCAAAAGGCATCTAGTTCAATATCGCCACAGTCGAGCAAAGCGCATGAGCCGCCGCTTACGGTAGTTCCTACTGCCTTAAAATGCCTGCATCCACGACAGGTTTTGTAGTTAATCAATATCGCTATCCCTCCTTATCCTCGCCCCACAGCCGGGGCAGTAGTTGCCGTTCGGCTGGACCGGCCACGCGCATAAACTACATAAACATCCGTCCGGGCTGTACGGCTCAACCACATTGATTGTGCACGTCCGCTCCGCGCGGGTGTTCCAGGCTTCTTCTGCCCCACGATTAGCATTTCTTGCGTCTGGCCCAGATGCTCCACAGTCCATGCAGAACATATAGGCGTATCAGCGCATCTTTAGCCCGTGCACCAGCTGCATCAAAATATCGCCGTCTTACTTCTTTGCGTGAAATGTCCCAGCGGTTGCGAATGTCGTTCAGTTTTTCGTTTGTCATAAAATCACCCCGAAATCTTTCAATCGTTTTTTCGCCATGTCAATGTAAAATTGCCTATCCAAATGTGCCGGGGTAGTTACTTCATTTACTGCATCAT